CTAACTTCTCCTTTTACGTTTCTTTCTACGTGCCTCGCTAAGTGCGATGGCAACTGCTTGTTTCTTACTCTTAACTTTTCTACCGGAACTACTTTTAAGTTTGCCCCGCTTGTACTCACCCATTACTTTCTTAACTTTACCGGGACGAGTAATTTGTTTTCCTATAGAGGAACGGTTAGTCATAGCAAGAGTTCACAAGGTCTTGTCCACTTGTATTATTTTTAATAACCTTGCCACCTTTCTTACGTTTATAAACTTTACCACCTGATTTTTTAGAAGCTTCATCTTTAAGTTCTTTATCAGATACGTCTTGAAATCCTCTCTTAAATGATGCGGCTACTTCTCTCTCGTTTTCACCTAGTTTTATTTCTGCTTTTGCCAGTTTACGAGCTTCAGTTTTTGACATATTTTTATTAGCATTTAATATTTGTATTGTTATTATATCTTCAGCTTCTTTTTTTGGCATGTTTAAACGTTGAGGAATATCTATTGCTAATCTTTTTCTTGCTCTCTTATTTGCTGCCTTACGAGCTATGGTTGGCGAAACACCACGTTTCATCTGCCCCTTAACATCTCTTTCTGTTATGCCTTGCTTAACAGGTTTTTGAACAGTTTTAGTTTTAGGTTTAGAACTAGATTTTTTTTTAGGTCTAATTCTCTTCCCTACTAATTTTCTAATCATAACATGCGGCTACAATAGAGTTACCATCGTTACCGGAAACAACCTTGCCACCACGCTTACGTTTGTAAACTTGACCGCCACCCATCTTTTTCTTTACAGGTTTCTTAGACTGAGCTTTTGCTGAGTATTCTGCGGGAACACGGGTGCGATCTTCGCCCATTGCTTTACTAACTCCACCGCCTTTAGACATCTTACCTACACCATCAGCAGCATAGAACGGAACTTTCTTACCATTCTTTTCTACCATCTTTAGTGAACCGCCACCAGCCATTTTCTTTTTCATGTAACCGCCTCCTTTTTTAGGCATTGCCTTACGCCTACCTGCATTCATGTTTGCTTTTTTAATTTGATTAGGAGTAGGATTAAATCCTTCTACAATCTCCCCTGTTTGCATAAAGTGTCCAGCAGGGTCTTTAATTTTACCTCTATTTTTTTCAGCAGTAGCTCGTCTAGTTTTAGCAGCAGAACTTCTTGCTTTATCTGTAGCAGCTTCATCTGCGGTTCTCATCTTGTCAAGCTTTGCTTGAGCAGCATCTCGCTGTCTTTTAGTTTTAGACTTGTCTCGTATAATGGTTTGAAGTCTAGCTTTCTCTTTACCAGCTTCAGGACTGCTTTTACTACCACCACCAACAGTCCCACGAACCATCCGATCACCACGGGATTCTACTTTACCAGCACCGCCCTTATTAACAAAGTCTGCTGCATCGTCTTCAACTCTTGTAGAAACATTTTGATTCTGTGGAGCAGGAGCAGAACCTTTTTGAAACTTGCCACGACCACGACCCTTTTCATCATCAATAGGTTTTGATGTTGGTTTTTTATTGCTTTTCTGTGGTATATTACCGCCCGGTGTACCAGATTGTTTGGATGGCGATTTTCCCCTACCCTTTAATCTTCTAGTAACTTCTTTTGGATTTAGAATTTTACGTACAAACCTTGCCATTTATATTCTCCTATGATCCTGCTTGGGTAATTGTATTAGGACCGCCAGCAGGAGAAGCTGCAACTTCCATGTCGTCCTGTCTAGTTCTGCGAGCCTGATTACGAAGGGTTTGAATTGAGTTTTGATATTCTGTTTGCCATACCTGAAGAGTTTCCCAATCCTTCATGTACATGGTAGCTTCTATCAGGCAACCATAAAATAAGGCATCGTAACAGTATTCACTGAAGTAGTTACTGGTTGTAACACTTGTGCCTGTTGCCGATGCCAATGCAAGCGGTTGTGATGCCGTCTGTATTTCAACAGTGGTTGCTGAAACTGGTGTGGGTACTATCTTAATGCTTGAGTTAGTACGCCGTGAATAATATCTGGGGATGCCTGTGGATGCACTTACAGGCCAGTAATCATTTGCATACTCAACAGTTCGTTGCAGCAAATTAGTTACAGTTGTTCCTGTACTTACAGTATAGTTTACGTTACGAACAATACGTACACGATCATTCAGCGGAACGGCACCTGCATTCCCTGATGAAACTGAAACGGTTGTAAATTCATCCAAACCAATATCATCAATATCTTTTGTGATACGAAGTTCTGCTTTGGTAATGAAAAAGGGAATTTGCGTTGCAAACTCCGTTGAGTCGTTCTCAGTCGTATTAATTAAATCTGATTTTAAATATGCGTAGTCAGGCATGACTAGCCAAGCATAGCAGTTAGAACGCAACCATCAGTGGGGCCAGAAATACTGACCACACCGTAAACTGCAACACCCATGTCTCCGATATAAATATCCGAAGCTTCGTTGGCTGCTACCTGAAACTTAATAGCTGTACCTTCAGCAGTCTTATTTGTAATCTGACGTTGACCTTTAATTGAATAAGAACCAGCCGCTGTTGCCAATGCATGAATAGCTACAATGCGTGTCGTGCTTGGAATATTACTATCAGCAGTACCGTTGCTTCCAACAGTTGTGTCAGTATCTACATATTTAAGAACAGCATCTCCAGTTGCTATTGCAACTTTAATATTTGAAGCCATAATCTCTCCTTTAGGTAAAGTAGCAGGAGAGTGGCATTACACCACTCCCCCACACTTTATTAACCGGCACTACCGAAGTAGCCACGCCAATCCGAAACACCGAAGCTATAACGCTCCCGTGCCTTGAACCGAAGATTACCCGTATCAAAGTCCGGCTCCATCTTCGTCTGAAGCGGCGAACGGACGAACATCTTCGCACCATTCGGAACATCAGTCTTGATGAAGTAGGAATCAACGTCGGTGAAACGACGATTGATAAAGTAACCTTCAGGAATCATACCCATGTGACGGGTGGCATTGATGGCGTTCGTATTCGGGTTAGCGCCAGCAGCACTCGTCTGAGTGTTACCCGGCGATGAAAGAATACGATCCGCAATCGCCCACGAATCAACAGGGACATGCAGAGAAACAGCACTGGCACCAATCAGAATACCACGATCATCTTTGATCTTCTGAATGCTGGTAAGTGCAGTTTCAAGAGTTGCTTCCGTAAGGTCAGCAGCCGCCAGAAGGTTGGACTGATTACCATCGGAAATAGTCGGATGAGCAGCCGAGAAGAACGCAGCACCATCACCAATGGTATCAGTGAAACCATTCGTGAAAATGTTAGCGGCTTTTACCTGCTTGGTGTTTGCCATCGCACGGGCAAGACCTCTGGCACGAAGCTTCGCAAACGTGTCATACAGGTTATCTTCCATAGCTTCTTCAGTGACAGCAAAAGCAAGCGCAACGGTTTCCGCAGTATAACGGGCCGTGTAGCTTTCCTGTGCATCGTCATAAGAAACCGCAGCACCCTCGCCTTTGGTTGGCGCAGTGCCAAAGCCAGTGAAGAGGACTTCTTCTTCAAAAGCTCTGTCCGAGTTTTCAATGTCATAAAGAGGTTCATGTTCATTATTAACCTCTCCATACTCCATTCCAAATACGGCGTTAAGACCGGGAAGGAGTTCTTTGCTAATACTAGCTCTATTAATAGCCATAATAAATCCTCCCTATTAAGCCGTAGATGCCGTGGCCGTTACGAAACGATCACGGTGATGGTTAAGCCATACTTCCACAATCGGATAAGCATCAGAATCTTTTTCATCTGGATACTGAGCTTTACCAATAACACGTACAGCAGCAGCAGCTTCCGTACCGGAGGCACCATCAAGGTAGTAACTGGACTGACCCGTTCTGGTATTACCGGAAGAAGCTGTAGAGCTTACGGTTACATTGTAGTTTTTGACAATAGCCAACTCTCCCGCCGAAAGCGACAGAGAAGCCTGAATGTAATACGTCTGATCGGGATCAGTGATTACAAAGAATTTAATGTCCGTGGCTGACACTCCACCCGGCCAATACCGGGAGAATTTCTGCTCGCCATTTTCGACATACTGACAACCCATGAACACACCAGAGGGCTTGAGCGTTGCAGCGATATACGGAGAAATCGTTGCAAAGTTCGCACCGGGAAGCACAACCGGATCGCCGGTAAAGATGCTATTGGTGGGCGACTGAGCCTGACCCGTTGAGGTCAGAGTAATCATGTCGGTGACGGCTTCGTTATTGTAGCCACCACTTTTCTTACGAGCAGGAATGAAACCACGAAATGCTTTAGTAGTAGACATGTTTCATCTCCTTAGTTGTAGGGAAGTTAGTTCTGAAAAGAAGGTTGTCTTCCCCGTGTTGTAACTGAACGGCTAGAGTTTGTAATAGGCATACGAGAGTCAGAGTTTTTCATCAACTGGGCATTCACAGCATCCATTTGATCATTAGCTTTGTTCTCATAAAACCTTCTCTTAGCCTTAACTTTACCGGCTGGCATTTTGGCTAACGCCAAATCCCCACGACAGACTGCACCTTGATACCGGCCTTCATCTCTCACGGCAGATGAAATTGCAAGTTCGGGAACTTCATCGGGGGTAACAAGTACCCATCCTTCTTGAAGTCTTTTCCCAACATTGAGTACATCATCGGCACCTCTGACAGATATACGTATCCACCGATAAGCCATTCCTTCGGAATCAAACCGGGCTTTCACCGAGTCAGGTATTTCCAAAGCATTAGGCTCTTCAAAGGTCCACTGATCTTCTCTCATGTTGTTCTCACGAACATCGCTACTACGTGATTCATTTCGTGTATTCATTTTATCCTCCACGTTCTAATTAATATCAGTATATTCGCCGTCAGCCGAAGTTACCTTCAACTTTTCAGCGGCATACTTTTCAAGTGGGATACCCCATTTGTTAGCAAGATTTACATCTTCTTTCGAAAGCTTAATCTTCCTACCAGAGTTCGGAGACGAGCGTGAAGCCCCCGATACCACTTGAGCAGGTTTGTTCGTGTTTTCCTGCACACGTTCCTGAACTTCTCCAAACTTGTGTGGAAAAGCTTCTTGAATCCTGTTGTTAACTTCGTCATAAAAGTCTTCATCGTCTGGATCATATCCTTGCTCCTTTAGATCAGCATCGATTGCCAAAGCAGCGGCAGTCATAACTTTGTCCTGACCAAACCACTCATTGTTACCTGCCCATTCTTCTGCACGTCTATCCCTGCGTCTTGGTACAGGTGGCGGTGCTTCTTGCCGAACAGGCTCAGAATATTCTTCAGAGTAACGAGACTTTACTGAAGTTACGTTCTTTAAATCTGCTTGGGCCTCATTAAGCATTTCCTGTGCTTGAAGTACCCGTTCCTTGTTACCTTCTTCAAAGGCTTCTAGATAAGCCTGACGAGCTAAGTCAATCTTATCTGTTAGCTGCTTTTCAGATGCTTCAAGACTATTTTTACTAACATTAAAAACTTCTTCTTCTTTTTGCTTTAGTGTTTCAGAAAGTTTTCTATTAGTTTCTAATAGTTTTTCAACTTCTTCTTCACGTTCTTTACGTTGACGAATAAGCTGGCGTATTCTTTTCTCTGCACCTTTGGTTTCAATACCTTCCAGTTCAGGAGTTTTTTCTTTAACTTCTTCTTTAACTTCTTCTTTAGTTTCCAGTACAGGCTGTTCCTCTACAACTTCTTCAGGTACATCCTGTTCAATTTCAATCTCAATTTTATCTTCTGCTGAAACTTCAATATCGTTCCAGTTATCTTCTGTAGACATTTTATTCTCCGTTGCTAACGATACAAACGATTTACGTTATTAATATTATACCACACTATACTACTTTTCCCAAATCATCCAGACCCCTTTCCTAGATTAAATGTTGGATCAAGGTCTTTTGGGTCTTCTACTTTCATAATAACCTGATCATCAAACAAAAGAATAAGCCTAACTCCTTTGTAAAACAACTTGGTTCCTGCATGTTTACCATAGCATACATAGTCGCCTACATTACACCAAGCTCCAGCAGGAAACTTATCCTTATCCATATAGGCCAAGTCTCCCATTGAAAGAACCTGTGCCACTGTGGTTAGATAAGCCATATCATCTTTGGTAGAATCAGGTAGTAGGATACCACCCTTGGTTACGCTTTTTACCGAAACAGGGCGAACCAAAACATGAAAGCCCGGTATCTTCGGCAATGGTGAGGGATCAGGAGCTTCGTCTACATCAGTAATCCAAAGATCATTTTTGATCGCACCACCCATACTCACTTGTTGCATCTCTTTAGTCATCCTCCATATACATACGTTTTTTAACTATGTCTGTTAAGTTATCTCTGGCCCACTCAAGACTTGATATGGACCCTACTATTTGTCGGTAATGCGAATAGTCTTCCGCAGAACCATTTGATAATGTAAGTCTTAGGTTATTAATTTCTTCATTAAAACCATTAACTACTTCATCCCAAATATTCATCTACTTCTTTTTAGAACCCTTCTTGCTATCAGACGACTTCCAAGAGAAGTCATCCCATTCGTTAAGCGCACTGCGGATATTGCGACCGCCTGTAATATCCTGTGCGTATGCATCGCCAAAACTTTTACCAGTATCCTTTACGTGTTCAGGATACCCCTTACCTTTAGTCATCATAATTATTCTCCTTTTGCATTACTGCTAATTGTGTTAAAGCTTCAAGAGCTTTATCTTCTATATCTTTATCATCTTTCATTCTTGCCTCTAACATATCTTTAATTGTCTGGGCAACTTCTTTTTCATTTGCTGCTGTTACTTTAAAATCTTCAAGATCAAGCTTGCCTTCAATATCCAGTTCTTTAAGTCGCTCTTTAGCTTCACGATCAAGTTCTGATTTTTCTTCCTTCATGCTGTTAGCAGCATTAGTCTTGAGAAGATCAATGATCTGATCAGCTTCTTCAAGTTTAAGTTTCTTGGTCTTGAGTTCCATCTCTGCTGCCTGAACCATAGTATCAGACTGTAGTTTCTGTTTCTCAAGTTCAACCTTTGCCTGTTCCAGAGATACAAGCTGTTGTTCAGGAGACTGCGCCTGACCCATTGCCTGATTAGCGTTAAGAATCTGCTGTGCTGCCTGTGCCATGACCATCTCAACAACAGCAGGGTTCTGCGCTTCTTGCGGACTAACTCCCTGCATCATCTGGTCAGTCATACCATTCATCTGTTCCTGATACTTCATAATAGAATGTTCTTGAATGTTAGCCTGAAGTATTGGAGCAATGCGCTGCATGATTGGATTCTTACCATTCATAGGGTCTTCAAGATATGCCATCTTAATCTGGATATGTGCATCATGGTTCTGGCCGGGAAATGCAGCAATAGGCACACCCTTAGTAGCAGCCATGATATCTGATACAGGATCAAGCGGTTTAGGTTCAATCTTGGGTGGGAGTATCTGATCAACATTAGGCATATTGGCAGCATTAAGGATTGTCCTGTTAAGTTCTTCCAGATTAAACATACCGGGAGGAGACTGCTGCGCCATCTGTAGTGCCATGTTTGCCATCATCATACGATGTGCATTGGATGGAATGTTAGGATCAGATACTGGGATAATATCTACACGACCGTCAAAGTCCTGTTTAAAAATACTACGATCTTCATATGGAACATCATAAGGATATTCTTCTGGAAGATATTCATAGTCAATACGAGCAAGGATTCTGAACTCATCTTTCTGGGACTTGTGAAGCCGTTTATGTATTGCTGAGAAAAACTTACTGCTTGCTTCCAGCAAAGCCATAGTAGTTCCAACGGGTCCATAAGAGGCAGCATCGGAGATAACCTGCTCCGTGCTGTCCGCAAACTTCTGTCCAGCAGTAGCTACGAAATTCAACATCTGGAATAGAGTAGAGGAAGGCTCTTTATAGGGGAGGGGAACAATAGCCTTTGATAAGTCTATACCAGTTGCTTCAACCTCTTTGAACTCGCCGGGAGCAATAGGTTCGTTGTCACCAACCATCCTTACTCCTTTAGCCTTAAATCCTCCCGGTAGATTTGCAAACTGCCCTGCATCTATCAGCGAACGCATTGCCGCAGTAGCACTCATAGTCAAATTACCAAGGAAGTGTATAAGACCAAGACCGTAAAAACCAAAACCCGGTACAAACCTGTAATGAACAAAGTGTCCTATTTTTTCTTTGTTTGGATCATCTTGGTTATAGTTTCTACGAATACTTAGTATTTGTCTAGATTGACTTTCAACAGTAACAATATATGGGAGGGGAATATCTTCCTCCTCAATATCAAGATAGCAGTGTTGTTCCAGCAGCACATACTGAGGATCATTATCAGAGGAGGGCGACAACCCAACGATTGTGTCCATCTTCTCTGCAAAGGTTGTAATATTATTAGATGATGGTGTGGGAAGATCAATGTCCTGATAAACACCGGCATTAATATCCCGTGCTATTTCAACAGGACTACGATAGATTACATGTGTGTAACGATCAGCATTGG